CGGCGATGCTGGCAGCGTGTTCCAGCGCGGCAGCATCAACGTGCTGTGCCAGAAGGGCACCCCGAAGCGCGGCGGCGCAGTGTACGTGCGCATCATCAAGAACACTTCGCTCCCCAATGCTGTCGTGGGCGGCTTTGAGGCCGAGGCAGACAGCACCAGCGCCAACACCGTAAAGCTGACCGGTTGCCAGTGGGGCGGCTCTGCAGACGCAAACGGCGTGGCCGAGCTGGTCATTCTCACCCGTCAGAACGTGTAACAGGAGGAACAGAATATGGCAGATTTCCAGAATGTCGGCAATTTCGATGCCGGTGTGTTTACCCCGAAGCTGGGCGGTGTTGCGCCGTCCGGCTCTTCTTTTACCATGGACGCAGCAGGCATTGCGTCTGGTGGCGCATTCCTGACCAGTGAGCTGGAAAAGCGTGACCCGCTGATCCGCAAGCCCCTCACCAGCGTCACCTATGCCCGCGATATCCCCATCCAGACCGGCGGCGGCTGGGTGGACTACGTCACCGCCATGAACGTGGCCTACGGCATCACCGGCGGCTCCGGCTCCGGTGCTGTGGGTGCAGGCGGTGCCAACGGCACGCCCATCATTCAGGCCAACGTTGCCAAGGGCGCATACAAGGCGCACCTGTTCAGCGCGGCTCTGCGCGTGAACTTCGTGGACATGCAGCGCTCCAACCTCATCGGCCGCAGCCTTGATCAGCTGCTGCAGGACGGCATCCGCCTGACCTACGACAAGCACATGGATGCCAACGTCTACACCGGCTTCGAGGACTACGGCACCACCGGCCTGATGAACAACCCCAATGTCACCGAGACCACTGCTGCCAGCAATGGTGCGGACTCCTCCTCTACCAAGTGGAAGGATAAGACCCCGCAGCAGATCCTGAAGGACGTGAACGACCTGCTGAGCGCTGTGTGGGCTTCCTGCGAGTATGACACCGATGCCATCCCCAACCACATCCTGCTGCCTTATGAGCAGTACAACTACATCCTGACCACCATGGTGTCCGATCTGGCATCCGAGACCATCTACGACTTCCTGATGAAGAACAACGCCGCTGTCAAGAATGGTGGTGAGTTGTTCATCGGCGGCTGCCGCTGGTGTAAGGGCGCAGGTACCGGCAAGACCGACCGCATGGTGGGTTACGTGAACAAGCCCCGTTACATCAAGATGGACGAACTGGTGCCTATGAGCCGCATCATGACTGCTCCTAACGTGACCAATGTCTGCTATGATACTGCATACATGGCAAACATTTCCGAGGTGCAGCTGTTCTACCCCACCTCCATTCTGTACGTGGACGGCATCTGAGAAAGGAGAAGCATCATGTTCATCCTCGCAAAGCGCAACATCATCATTCCCAGCCCTGCACCCGGTGTTGCACCGGTCGTGCTGAAAAAGGATGGTTTTGCCACCGTCCCCGACTGGGCCGCGGAGACGGCCTATTTTAAGGCACTGGCGGCCGATGGTAAGATCGTTGCCACCGAACACCGCGATAAGGACATTCAGGCTGCAGCTGAAAAGCCGGTAAAGACCCGCAGGGCCAAGGCTGAGGAGAAGCCCGCAGAGCCTGCTGCGGCAGAGTAAGGAGAACGGCATGATCTACGGTGCACAGTTTGGTGGAGTCCGCCAGCAGGCGGCGAACCTCGGCGGCAGCGTCGGAAATTACACCGCTGAGCAGTTCAAGGAAGAATATCCGCAGTTCTGCAATGCCGACGGCAAGTGTCACCTGCCGGATGCTCTGCTGAATGAGATCGTGCGCATGGCCAATGTCAGCGTACAGCCGGACAAATGGCTGTACAGCTGGCACTACGCCGTGGGGCTGTATGTGGCACATTACGTGACCCTGCAGCTGCGCACCTTTGCTGAAAGCAGCGCAACGCCTGCGCAGGCTGCAGCTTCCGGTGCACTGGTGGGCGTGGTGAAATCCGCCACACTGGGCGACAGTTCTGTGACCTACGACACCTCCGCCCTGACCGCAGGCACTGAGGACTGGGGCGACCTGAATGCTACCACTTACGGCCAGATGCTGGCCAACCGCGCCCGGTTCATCGGGCTTGCGGGCAGTTATGTGATCTGAGGTGATGAAGGATGGACTGGACGGACTGGTACACCGACACGGCAGATGTGTTCCGCAATGAGAAAGTGACCGAGAACAGCCTGACCCACATGGAACGCAGGAAGGTGCTTTCCGGTGTTGCCTGCCGGGTCTATCAGACAAAGACCAGCGGGCTGCAGATGAACCAGACTGCTGCCAGCATCACCCAGACCGATAAGCTGGCCTGCGGCATCGAAGTGGATATCAAGCCCGGAGATGAGCTGGTGATCCACAGAGGTGCAAAGCTGGGTTATACTGCGCCGGACGAGCGCTATTTTGCAGACACACCGGAGCGCTATTATGAACCCTTCGGTGCGGTCATGCCGGGGCTGGCCCATCAGGAGATCACACTGTTGAAGCAGGAGCGTGTGAAATGACGCTGGATGAATACATTCAAAAACTGGAAGCAGCTCAAAAAGTTCTGCCGGATATGATTTCTGTTGCCGCGAAGAACGCCACCATCCGCGCAGTGGAAGCCGCACAGGAAAAGACCCCGCCCACAGCAGACAGCCTGAGCGGCATCAACACCCGCACCGGTGAACTGAAGCAGCATTGGGCCACGGACAGCAAGATCATCCCGGAGCAGCAGGCCGGGCAGTATGTCACCGAGCTGAATAATAACAAAGAATATGCTTCTTTTGTGAATGACGGCCACCGGATTGACAAACATTTTGTGCCCGGCCTGTATGTGAACCCTGCTTCCGGCCTGCTGGAATATGACCCCAGCCGGAAAGATGAGGTGGGCATCATGGTGGGCACCCAAACGCAGTACGTGGAAGGCTTGCACATGACCGATGCTGCCCAGCAGGCTTACGAAGAAACGCTGCAGGCGGAACTGGAAAGAACCGGCAGAGAGCTGGAAAGGATTCTGAGATGAACTTTACAGTTACCACCATTGCACGTTCGCTGGCGGCACATCTCGCGCCTGTCCTGCCCGGTGTGCAGATGCTTGAAGATCCCGCCCAGCAGGGTGTAGAACCGCCCTGCATGTTCCTGCAGCAGCGGTATTCCAACATCAAACCGCACCCGGGTGGGCGCTGGCTGCGCACCATCGGCGTAGACCTGACCTATCTGCTGGATTACAACCTGCCTGACCTGCAGCAGCAGTACAGTGCCGCCGCAGAAACCTTAGACCTCTGCATGGAGGTGTTTCCCTATACCGATGGTACAGACACCGCCCTGCTGCGGGCCTATGACCGCAAGACAGACATTGATTCCGACGGTTTGCATTACAAATTCGAGCTGCGTATTTTTGTGGAAAAGCCCGAAGATGCTGTAAAGATGCAGACCCTGAGCATCGATCAGAAGGTGGATAAATGAAAGAAAAAGAAACCCAGTATCGCCGTGAAGTTCTGCTGAAGGACCCGCGTTTTGCGAGATATCAGCCGGACTTTCTGGCTGCGGTACTGAACAAACCGTATTACACCCTCGCAGAGGCGCAGGCCGCTGTGAAAGATTTTTGGAAGGAGTGACCCGCTATGGCAGCAGGTGGAACCTTTACCGTACAAAACAAAGTCCGGCCGGGCGTTTACTTTCGCTTCCGGTCGAAGAACAAACAGGATCTGACCGTCGGCGACCGCGGCATTGCTGCGCTCTGTGAACCTCTGCATTGGGGTCCGACGGCCAAAGTGATTGAGATCGATGCCGGTGCCGACATGACCGTGTACACCGGTTATGATATTACTGCGCCGGAAAACCGGTTTCTGACCGAGATCTTCAAGGGCACCAACCGCACGGCAGCGCCCCGCAAGGTACTGCTGTACCGTCCCACGGCCAGTGGTGCCGTAAAAGCCACCATGGAGATCGCGCCGCTGACCGCTACCGCAAAGTATGTGGGCGTACGCGGGAACGATATCTCCGTCGTTGTGACGGCGCTTTCCTCGCCGGAAGGCAGCTTTGAGGTCTCAACTGTAGTGGATGGTGAGATCAAAGACCAGCAGACCGCCAAGACGGTGGAAGAACTGGCTGCAAACAGCTGGGTGGACTGGAGCGGCACCGGCGCTCTGACTGCCAATGTCGGAACTGCCCTGACCGGCGGAGAGGACGGCGTGGTAGCAGCTTCGGCTTACAGCGCATTCCTGACCGCCATTGAGCCCTACAAGTTCGATGTGCTGATCTACGATGGCGCGGACAACACGGCGCGTACCGCGATGGAAAGCTTCATCAAGCGGGTCAATACCGAGACGGGCCGCTATTCTCAGCTGGTGGAATCCGGCAGCACCAATCCTGACACCCGCTATATCGTCAACGTGGACACCGGCGTTGTGCTGGACGATGGCACAACCCTGACCCCGCAGCAGGTGTGCTGGTGGGCAGGCGGCGCACTGGCTGCCGCCACCTACGGACAGGATCTGACCAACGCCGTCTATCCCAATGCTGTGGACATCTCTCCCCGGCTGACCCACAGCCAGTACGTGGATGCCATCAATTCCGGCAAGTTCGTCCTGAATGCCGATGATGGTACAGTCCGCGTGGAGTATGATATCAATTCTCTGGTCACCTACACTTCGGAGATCGGCGAGGTGTACCGCTACAACCGTACCATGCGGCTGTGCAACACCATCGCCAACGACCTGTATTCTCAGTTCTCCAAGAACTATGTGGGCATTGTGGACAACACCGATGCGGGCCGCATGGAGTACAAGAGCGCCGTCGTGAAGTACCTGACCCAGCTGCAGGCATCCGGTGGCATCCAGAACTTTGATGGCGAAACCGATGTCACCGTTGAGAAGGGCGATGCCAAGGACGCGGTGCTTATCACGCTGGCGATCGAAGCCGTGGGCAGCACCAACAAGATCTACATCACGCTGGATGTGTCGTAAGGAGGGATTTTAATGTATTTGCTTGCACAGGACACCCTGAACGGTGCCGAAGGCAAAATCACCGTCACTCGTGATGGCCGCATCACAGAGATCTGCGGCATGAAAAACATCAAGACTGTGGCTGGCATTCAGACCTCGGACATGAAGACCATCGGCACCCGCACGGTGCAGAAAAAGGCCAATGGTGTCACGCAGACCGGCACCGGCAATGTCTACTTTGGTTCCAACGGCAGCAACCTGTTCACCGATATGCTGCTGCAGTATATCAACACTGGTGTAATGGAAACCTTTGATATCACCATCACCAACAACGACCCCACGGCCAGCGTGGGCGATCAGGTCATGGGCTATTATGGCTGTATGCTGACCGGTGAGATTCCGCTGTCCATCCTGAACGACGACGAAGCAATGCTGAACTATGACTTCAATTTCAGCTACACCAAGGTAAACCGTCTGAAAGCATTTTCCGACCCGGTCAATCTGGGCAACTGATAGGAGGTATTCTTTATGAGCGCACTTTCCGCATTTCTGCATCCCGCTGTTCCTACGGAAGAAAAGGAGCTTGTCATTTCCAAGCGCTTTCTCGGCGCAGATGGCAAACCTGTTCCGTTTAAGATCCGCGCCCTGACCCAGGAAGAAAATTCTTCCCTGCTCAAGGCATCCACCCGCAAGAAAAAGGTAGGCCAGCAGTGGCAGGACGAGATGGATGCCAACGAATATTCCAGCCGCATGATCGTGGCTGCAACGGTATTCCCCGACTTTCACAGCGCTGAGCTGTGCGAAAACTATAACACCAAAGATCCTGTCCAGGTCCCCGGCAAGATGCTGCTGGCCGGTGAGTTTCTCAAACTCATCACCGCCATCAACGAACTGTCCGGATTGGATGAAGGCCCGGACGAAGAAGCAAAAAACTGATCGCCGGGGACCTCTGGGATATTGATGTTCTGACAGCTTACTACTGTTTTGACAATCTCGGCTGGTCCCCCGGTCAATACGATGCCCTGCCGGAGCGTGAAAAGGCTCTGGTCCGGGCATTTGCTTTGCGTACAATGGAAAAGCGCTTAAAAGAATCCCGACAGATGAAGGAGGCTGGACACAGTGGCTGATATCCATTCAAGGTTCATTCTGGACGATCAGGCTTCCAATCCGCTGGCCGGGTATATCACAGTCGCGAAGAATGCGGCTTCTGCAACCACCGCTGCACAGCGCCAGCTGAAAAGCTATGAATCCGCACTGCGGAGCACAGAGCTTGCTTCTGCTAAGGCAACTGCGGCCTTTGAAGCCAGTGCTCAGCAGCTGGATGCCATGCGCGCTGCCGGTGAAGCGGGCACCGCTGCGTACAAACAGCTTGAGACCCAGAACGAACGCCTGCGTTTGAAGGTGGAAGCGCTGGGTACACAAACCGGCATCCTTACCGGAAAAGCCCGTGAAACGCAGGCTGCGGTGGAAAAAGAAGCCGCCGCTATCCGAGAACAGGCCGATGCCGCTGAAAAAGCATCCAAAAGCACCAAAGAACTTTCGGACAATCAGAAAGCGGCCACGTCTTCCGCTGATGCTCTGGCAAGCGCTGTGAAACGGCTTGCTGCTTCTTACCTCAGTATTCAGGGGCTGAAAAGAGCCGTAGACCTTTCAGACAGCTTGGTTTCTACCCGCGCCCGGCTTGACCGTATGAACGATGGCCTGCAGACCACGCAGCAGTTGGAAACGATGATCTACCAGTCCGCGCAGCGTTCCCGCGGCAATTTTATGGACACCATGGGGCTGGTTTCACAGTTGGGTACTATGGCGGGCAGCGCATTTGACAACACGAAGGAGATCGTGCAGTTTGCAGAACAGCTGAACAAACAGCTTGCGCTCTCTGGCGCATCCGGGCAAGCTGTGCAGGCTGCAATTCTTCAGATGGAACAGGGCCTTGCGTCCGGCGTGCTGCGCGGCGATGAACTGAACAGCGTCATGGAACAGGCACCGGCCATTGCAAGATCCATTGCGGACTATCTGCAGGTGGATATGGGCAAGCTGCGCGAAATGGGTGCACAGGGGCAGATCACCGCCGCCATTGTAAAAAACGCCATGTTTGCAGCCGCAGCAGAGACCAACGCTGAATTTGCAAAAACCCCCATGACTTGGGCGCAGGTTTGGACGGTGGCTTCCAACGCTGCCATCCGTGCCCTTGACCCGCTGCTGTCAGCCATCAACTGGGTAGCGAACAACATCCAGACGGTTGTCCCCATTGTGATTTCTCTGGGAACCGCTTTTGGTGTGCTGCTGATTGCCGCCAACTGGACGAACATTCTGGCATTTGCTTCTGAGAAAGCCGCTGCCGCACAGGCATTTCTCAATGCCGTCATGGCCGCAAACCCGGCCGCACTGGCCGCTGCCGCCGTTCTGGTGCTGGTAGCTGCCCTGTATGCAGGTGTTGCTGTGATGAACCACTTTGCAGGCACAAGCGTTTCCGCTACAGGTATCATTACGGGCGCATTTGCTGTGATGGGTGCATTCGTGTTCAACAGTGTTCTGGTTCCCCTGCAGAATGGATTTGCCATGTTTGCAAACTTTGTGGGCAATGTGTTCACGAACCCGGTCGCCGCTGTGAAAGTTCTGTTCTATGATATGGCAATCACCGTTTTGCAGTATATGCAGAATATTGCGTCCGCTGTTGAGGGGCTTATCAACATGATCCCCGGCGTGACGGTCGATCTGACCAGCGGCCTGGGCGGCTGGATCACCGATCTTGCCAAAAAACGGAGCGATGAGATCCAGAACAGCGGCTATACCGAGTATGTGAAGCCGTGGGAGAACATGGATCTCGGCAGCGCCTACACCAGAGGATATGATTGGGGTTCCAACCTCAGCCTTGGCAACCTGTTCGGGCCGGGCGGTCTTGGCGATCTGGGCGTTCCGCAGGCAGCAGATGTCAATTCACTGCTGAATAATGTTGGCGCAATTAAGAACAACACCGGTAAGATCGCAAAAACGGTTGATCTTTCAGATGAGCAGCTCAAGATGATGGTTGATATTGCGGAACGTAAATTCGTGAACAACATCAACCTCACCTCGCAGGCCCCGGTCATTACTGTTCAAGGCCAGAACACCGGAAACACTGAAGCCGACCGCCAGAGCCTTGCCGATCTTCTGGGCGACCTCATTATGGAGCGCGTGCAGAGTGGCAGTGTCGTTGCGGTCAATTAAGGAGAATGTATGCCGAGCCTTTACCGCATTTATTTTTCACGGGACAGCACCGTGCTGTCCCTGCCCATCAACCCGGAAAAGCTTCCGGAGACCAAAGAATCCGACAATGGCGAGTATAATGTGCTTGGCCTTGGCCCTGTCATGCAGCCGCGCACGCCAAAGCTGCGTAAGGTAACGATCTCCGGTCTGTTTCCCGGACGCAGGCTCCCATGGATGAGCGCGGCCGTGTTTTTACCGCCATCGGTGTACATTACGTTTTTCAAGAGCGCAATGGATCAGAAAAGGCCCATCGTCTATACGCCGGTGCGCTATTATGAGAACGGCACCCCGTTTCTGGGTGGCGGCATGGGTTTTGAGTGCCTTGTTACCAGTTTCAAGACCGAGGAGCGCGGCGGCGAGACCGGCGACTTTTACTTTGACCTGACCATTACTGAATACAAGGACTTTTCACCGCAGAAGGCTGTTCTGCAGGGCAGCAGCGGAAACTTCTCGCCTGCAGCCACTACGGCATCCTCTGCGCTGAACACTGTCACGCGGGCGCTTTCTGCCGCTGCTGTCGCAACGTCTACTGTCAGTGCTGTAAAAGTGATCCTTACTCCAGCACGCAGCATCCAAAGCAGCAAACTCTATGTGGGTGCCCAGCGTAAGGCAAACGGGAAATATTACAGCACCAGCACTGCACCAACACCTGCCGGCACGCTCAGCGGCCAGCAGGTGCAGGTACGGCGCATCGTATCCCGCACAAACCCGCATCCGTATTGCGTGCAGGATCTTTCCGGGGTGGTATTCGGCTGGATGTCCGCTTCTGACCTCACGGAGGTGAACCGGTGAGCTATGAACTGATCGTGGGCCGCAAAACGCCCGGAGACCTGCTAAACCTCACTAACAGCGTAACAACCGCAAGCTGGATCACCCAGCGCACCGGGAATCCCGGCAAGCTTACCTTCACCTATCTGCGCACGCCGCAATCCAAAATCGAAGAGGGCGACGTTGTACGGTTTTCCGCAGATGGAGAACTGCAGTTTTATGGATGGGTATTCAGCCGCGGGCAGGACCGTTGGGGGCCTGTGGATGTGGTCTGCTATGACCGGCTGCGCTACCTGAAAGCAAATAACAGCTACACATTTTATGCCCAGAGCGCCGCCGACATTATCAAGCAGATCTGTGAAGACCTGCAGGTAGATGTGGGCACGCTGGCCGATACCGGCTACAAACTCCCCTCCCTCGTGATGCAGGATAAAAGCTGCATCGACATCATCAATACTGCCATCCAGAAGACCTTGCTGAATACCGGCACGGTCTTTGTTTTTTACGATTCTGGAGATGGTGTTGCTCTGCGCTCTGCAGCTGATATGAAGAGCGACTACATCATCGGCGAAAAGAGCCTGATGACCAACTACAGCTACAACACGTCCATTGACTCCCAGACCTACAACAGCATCAAGCTGGTGCGTCCGAACAAGGAGACCGGCAAGTCCGATGTTTTTATCCGAAAGGATTCGGACACCATTGCCCGCTGGGGCTTGCTGCAGCTCTATCAAAAGGTGGACGAAGCGGCCACAGACGCACAGGTCAAGGAGCAGGCAAAGGTCAGTCTGGAGTATTACAATCGCGTTCTGCAGCAACTCAAATTCACCTCGCTGGGTGTCAATAGCCTGCGGGCGGGACAGCTTCTTCTGGTCAATATCAATGATCTTGACGGCGACCCGTTCCGCAAGTATGTCATGCTGGAAAAGGTCTCTCATACGTGGGAAAACGATCTGCACACAATGGAACTGGAAGCAAAAGCTCTGTAAGGGAGGGAAATCTTTTGGACATCGTGGAAGCACTTTTGCAGCTGAACCGGGTTGCCGGAGACGTTGACCAGCCCACCGATCTGCAGATCGGCACCGTGGTAAAGGCCCCGCCCGATGATGATGTGCTGGAAATCTCCATCAACACGGAAATGGCTACACTGCGGCAGGATATTCTCTACCTTGCAGAGCCGGTCATTGAAAAGAAGATCCCGCTGCTGAAACACCGGCACGCCATGCCCCATATACACGCTGGTGTTCACGGCAGCACAGGCGGCCCATCGGAGCCTTACACTGGTTATTCCCTGCTCTCAGGGGGCGCAGACAGCTCTGTACAGAGCGAGGACATCAAAGGCTGGGAGAATGGAAAAGTCCTTCCGTTGAGCAAGGATAAGAAATATATCATCCTCAACCCGGCCCTGAAAGCCGGTGACAAGGTGCTTCTTCTGCGTGTGCAGCGTGGCCAGAAGTTCGTCGTGTTATCTCGTGTATATGAAGGTGGTGATTAAATGGCCGTATTGCCGGAAAACAGCATCGATTTATCGGGCGGCGTTGAGTTTGTCGCTCAGCCTTCCCTGACATGGAAGATCGACCGTGCAGCTGGACGTATCGCCGGAACATGCGACGGCTATGATGCCGTAAAGCAGGCAGTGGAGATCATCCTGAACGTAGAGCGCTATCGCTGGCAGATCTACCAGCCTGCAAGCGGTATGCAATGGGATGAGCTGGTCGGACAGGATGCCGGTTATGTTGCCGCAGAACTGCAGCGCCGTCTGCAGGATGCTCTGCTGACAGACGACCGCATCACGGGGTTAAAAAACTACGAATACAGCATCGACGGGCAGAATTTGACGGTGAGTTTTACCGTCGAAACAGTCTACGGCGATGTTAAGACCGGAACGGAGGTGAAATTCTGATGCAGAACTTTTCAGATGCAACCTACAAAAACATCCTCGACTACATGCTTTCACTGGTGCCGGATACCTATGATAAGCGCGATACCAGCCCTATCCAGACTTCCCTCGGCCCGGCAGCCTACGTGCTTGAGGGCTTTTATCTGAGCCTCGACCTTGTGCAGAAACAGGCGTTCGTCCAGACAGCCTCCGGAGATTCGCTGGATCTTCTGGCAGTGCTGGCCGGTATCACCCGCAAGCAGGCTTCCGCCGCTGTAAAGGTCGGCATCTTTGACTGTGAGGTTCCGATCGGTGCGCGATTTTCAACGATCAATGGCACTGAGAGTATCAATTTTGTGGTCATCTCCACCATTACGGAGGGAAGCGCCTACCGTCTGCAGGCTGAGACTGCCGGTGATATCGGCAACCGATACTCCGGCCCCATTCTGCCGATTGATTCCATTGAAGGATTGAACAGCGCTCAGTTGACGGATCTTCTGATTCCCGGCGAAAACACCGAAGAGGATGAGCCTTTCCGCGCGAGAATCATTGAACGTCTGAACAGCCGCAGCTTTGGTGGAAACGTGGCACAGTACGTTGAGGAGATCGAAGCGATAGACGGCGTGGGCGCTGTGCAGGTCTACCCCGTGTGGGATGGTGGCGGCACGGTGTGCTGCTCCATCTTGGGAGCCGACTTTCTTCCTGCGTCCAGTGATCTTGTGCAGATGGTACAGAATGCCATCGATCCCCCGCCCGGTCAGGGGCTTGGCCTTGGGCTTGCGCCCATCGGTGCGCAGGTGACCGTCACAGCGCCGAAGACAGTGCCTGTAGACATTTCTGCCACGCTGACCCTTGCATCCGGACACGAACTTGAAACCGTACAGCAGCCTGCGCAGGACGCTGTCAGTGACTACCTGCTGCAGATTCGTAAAAACTGGGATGTCAATATCAGCAGTACGGCCATTGCCTACTCGGCAGAGGTGTATCTTGCTCGTGTCCTTGCCGCGCTCATCTCTCTTGATGGGGTCGTCAATGTTTCGGCTCTGACGCTCAATGGGATTGCTGCGGACATGGCGCTGCAGCAGACCGGTGCTTTGCAGCAGGTTCCGGTGCTGGGGAAGGTGGAACTACATGGAACTTGACCTGAACCATGACCTGCATTCCCTTTTGCCGCCTTTTTACCGGGAAATTGCGGAATACCAGCAGGTCTGTGACGCTGAAAAAGCACAATTTTCCCGGACAGCTGATAGTGTACGGGTCATCGGGAAGAACTTTTTTGTCCAGACCATGGATGTGGATTCTGTGCAGAAATGGGAACAAGTCCTGCATATCCGGGCAAAGCCTTTGACCGAAACGCTGAGTTTTCGACGGCAGCGCATTCTGTCGCGTTTGTGCACCCGCCCACCCTTTACACTTGCATTTCTGTACCAACAGCTCGACACGTTACTGGGCGTTGGCCGGTGGACATGCCGCGTGGATTATCCGGCTTACCTGCTGACCATCGGCACTCACGTTGAAGATAAGCTTCACCGCGAAGAACTGATCCACATGGTAAACCAGATCAAGCCTGCGAATATCGTGTTCGGAATGTATCTGTTCTGTGACCCCGTAGAAGCATATGCCTACATTGCCGCCGCACCCTGCGGCACAAGCATCCTTGCATCGGTGCGGATGCCTGAAATCAAAAAGGAGGACACGCAATGAGTTGGGAAACGCTGGCTTATACCGATGCCGGCATTGAGCTGCTGATGGATGCCGTATCGGGCAAGCAGCTCACGATTACGCAGGCTGTCGGAGGAAGCGGTCTTGCAAATGCCGCTGTGCTCCACGCGCAGACCGACGTCACCGGCGAGCGGCATGCGCTTGAGCTGCTGGGCATCAAGTCTGTTGAAGAAAACGGCAGCGCTGCCCGCCGCGTGAAGATTCGCATTACCGGCGCGGAGGATACCTACACCCTGCATCAGATTGCCCTCTTCGGGCGGCAGAGCGGGGCGGCAGAAGATACGCTCCTGCTCCTCGTGCAGGATGACCGCGGTGTCGAGATCCCGGCGGCTTCCACCGATCAGGAGTTTGAGTTCGTTTTCACTGTGGTGATCGTGATTTCCCGGAATGCGGAGATCTCGCTCAATCTGAGCGCTGAGATGCAGAGCTTGCAGCTGTTTGTCGAAGAGCGGATTCAGGAGCACGACCTGTCCCCGGAATCTCACAAAGACTTTCGCATCGCCGCTGCAAAGATGCAGGCGGATATCGATATCCTTCAATTGAAGATCGCGACCGACGTAACGGCAAATCCGTTCTCCGTCACCTTTGAGTCGCTGGACGGCTTGACCGTGACCGGTGTGTGGAACGCCGATCTGGCAAGGATTGAATTTTGAGTAAGGAGGTGAATTTTTATGGCAAATGTAAGATTAGGCGCAAAGGCCGTTGGCAGCACCGTTAAAATCAAAGTGAACGGTACGGTCAAGGACTTTATCATTGTCCATCAGGGCAAGCCGTCCAGCGTCTATGACGATAGCTGCAACGGTACTTGGCTGCTGATGAAAGACATCTACGAAAAACGCCAGTGGAATAGATCGGGCACTAGCGACTACGCCAACAGCACCATCCACTCCTACCTGAACGGCACGTTCCTGGGCCTTTTCGAGTCGAACATCAAGAACGCCATCAAGCAGGTAAAGCTCCCGTATCGCATAGGCAGCGGCATGTCTACGACCGTCGCCAGCGGCTCGAACGGCCTGTCTGCAAAGATTTTCCTGCTCAGTGCGACCGAAACGAGCTTCAGCTTCGACGGTATGCCGAGCGGCGAGGGCGCAGAGCTGGCCTATTTCAAGGGCTGTGCAGACAATGGTCCTGATTCCAAGCGTGTTGCCTATCTCAACGGCTCTGCCGATGTCTACTGGGCGCTCCGCTCTCCGTTCTGCCAAGTCTCCAATAGCGTGATGCTCATCGTCTCCAATGGCAACTGGGGCTATAACAACTGCTCCAACTACTACGGTGTTCGCCCCGCTTTGATTTTGCCCTCTACTCTCTTGGTATCTGATGATGGCACGGTCTCGACTAACACCGCGCCCTCGACTCCGTGGAACATTTCCGTTCCTTCGTCCATCATGGGCGGCACGAACATCTCGATCTCGTGGGCAAAAAGCTCTGATGATGAGAGCAATCTCGCCGGCTACAAGGTAGAGCGTTCGACCGACGGCGGCTGGTCGTGGAGTCGGATTTATCAGGGTACGGCCACCAGCACCACGGACAACGTCGCCTTCGGCACCACGTCCGTGATGTACCGCGTCAAGGCATACGACACCGATGGTCTGGAGTCTGGCTGGCGCACAAGCTCGCGGGTAACGGTGGTCAACAACAACGCCCCGTCTGCGCCGCCGTCAATCGCGGTGCCGAAGGATGTCAAGGGCGGCAGCACGCTGGTGATCTCGTGGACTGCGGCCAGTGACAGCGATGGCAACCTGAGCGGCTACATTCTGGAGCGCAGCACCGATGGTGGCTCCGCCTACACGCAGGTGTACAAGGGCAACGCGCTGACCTACACCGACACCATCGCCAATGGCTGGTCTACCGTGATGTACCGTGTCAAGGCATACGACACCGGGGGCATGGAGTCTGGCTACACCACGTCCGCTATACGCACGGTCAGATACAATGTGGCCCCGGCCATCAACGCCAGCTCCACGAATCTGGGAGAGAAGAACGTACCCTTCGACTTCACCTATACCGTTACTGATGCCGACGGTGACACGCTGACCGTCACCGAAAAACTTGACGGTAAGACCACCAACACCCGTACCGGCCTTGCAAGCGGTACTGCGCTGACCTTTGAACAGGCCAGCACCGCCGACGGCTTCCTGCGCATCCTGAACGGCTCCCATACCATTAAGATCACCGCGAACGATGGCAAGGAGAGCACCAGCCTGAACGCAACGTTCACCAAGAGCGTTACCAGTGCAAGTGTGACCCTGACCACCCCGCTGGCCGTGGATGGTGACATTACTGTGGCGATCTTGCAGGTGTCCGGATCCATCCCGAATGATGCCGCGTTCAAGACGGAAGCAACCAACAACGCGCTGGATGATTCGCCGGTCTGGCAGGACGTGACGGCAGAAGTCCGCAAGGGCACGAACATTGTCTTTGAAAATCAAACCGCTTCTGCCGGAGCGGCGTTCAATTTCCGCATCAGCGTGGAGCGCGGCGCAAGCGGCGAGGGCGGCTATATCGATTCTGTTTCCGGTGCATTCCAGTAAGGAGGACGAAATCATGGTCGAATGGAAGAAGCATAATCTGCCCACCCGGCAGGAGAAGGAAGCCGCAGCCAAGAAGCAGCAGGAGCACGAACAGTTGCCCGACCGTGTGGCTGAAATGGAAGATGCCCTGTGTGAGCAGGACGCAGCCAACGAGGAGCGTTTGGCCGCCATCGAAACCGCGCTGTGTGAGCTGGACGAAGCGCTGAACAAGGAATAATGAGGTATCACCATGAACATTATCTGGGCAAACCGCCTGATTGCAGGCACTAAGACTTGGGCAGAGATGCCCGCATCCCGCCGTGCAGGCGTGAAGAAAGTTCTGGCCGAGCGCGTGGCAGAGGGCGAGATCGCCACCGGTGACTACAAGAACATCACGGGCGAAGACTATGTGGGCTGACCTGCGTAAAAAGCTGCTGGCCCGCAGGAGGTAAACCAAAATGAACCTGAAAGATATCTGGGCAGCATGGGGGCCTGTCATGGTCACGCCTGCCATCATTGTTCTGCTGTCTCTTGTGGAGATTGCTCCTATCAAAATCAACCCGTGGTCAGCTATTATTGGATTTTTAAGCAAAAACCTAAACGCCGATGTAACGCAGCGTCTTGAAGCCATGCAGCAGCGGTTGGAGGAAATGCAAAAGAAGCTGGACGAACATGTTGTTACCGATGATGACCGAGAAGCTAGATCGTGGAGAACGCAAATTTTGCGTTTCAATGATGAACTGATACATGGGGTTCGTCACACAAAAGAGCACTTTGACGAAATGCTCGACATCGTGCATGACTATGAGGACTACTGCCAAAAGCACAAAAATTTCCCGAATGGCAAGTGCGTCCATGCCATCGACAATATCAACCGCGTTTACGATGAGCTTTTGGAAAGTCATGATTTTCTGTGAAAGGGGCTGATTTTATGAGCATCGTAACCTATCAGCGCGGTGACACCACTGCACTGAGCAAAAACTTCACCCGAGACGAGTTCGAGTGCCAGTGCGGTAAGTGCACCGCCCAGATGATCGACACAGAGCTGGTGGACAAGCTGCAGCACATCCGGGACGTACTGGGCGTTCCGCTCAAGATCACCAGCGGCTACCGCTGCATTGTTCACAATGCAAGCAAAACCGTGGGCGGCAGTCCGAACAGCAAGCACCGCTATGGCATGGCAGCAGACTGGCGCACCCTCAACCGTACCGTGAACCCGGTCGCGCTTGGAATCATCGCGCAGGCCGTCGGTTTTGGCGGCATTGGCATCTACTGGCACCCCAAAGCAGCCATGTGCCACGCGGACACCCGCACAGGCAAGGCAACATGGCTCTGCACCACGCCGAGAAAGTACCCCAGCACCACCTACCAGAAGTTCATTCTGCCGACCATCCGCCGGGGCTGCACCGGGGAGGCAAACCGGGCGGCCACGAAGATGCTCCAGCGGCTGCTGGGACTGACCCCGGACGGCATTTTCGGCGAGAACACCGAGAACGCTCTGCTGAAAGCGCAGGAGGCGCACGGACTGGCCGTGGACGGCATCTGCGGTCCGGCAAGCTGGAAAGCCATTTCCGGCGCGGACAAGTATCTCAAAAAACTGTGAGGTGATGCACCGTGCAGGAGGTTCACATCAACGTCACCCCCACCAAACGCCACCAGCGCAAGAGAAAGCGCCCACAGCGCGGTTTTATGGATAAGGCGGTGATCTACTGCCTTTTCATGTGTACCGTGCTCGATGCGGCAATTCTAGCCCTCTACTGGCATAGTGTCACGGCCCCGGACAGTCTTGCTATTGCCGCAATGGCCGCGCCTTGGATGGTCGAATTTGGCGCGATGGCCACCATCAAGAAACACAAGATCACAACCCCGGCAGACGACAGCCAGCCGGACGACGAAACCAAAGGAGAATAACCATGACTGAATTTCTGAAAGTCGCTCTTACCGCCTGCATCCCCGCAATGACCGTCATTTTCGGCTGGGGCCTGAACAAGGGTGTCAGCATTGCAAACGGTTACATCAACAACAAGTTTGCGCAGACCTGTCTCCAGAATGCCGCCACCGCGGTGTTTAACGCTGTCCAGTACGTCAACCAGACCTATGTTGATGCCCTGAAGGAGCAGGACAAGTTCGACGAGGCTGCGCAGCGCATTGCCTACAACCGCGCACTGGCTGCAGCGAAGAAAGCCCTGACGCAGGAGACCATCACGTTCATCAAGGAGACCTTCGGCGACCTCGACAGCTACCTGAAGCCGATGATCGAAGCTCAGGTGCGCAGTCAAAAGACCTATATGTGATGTTTTCGCGGCATCACGAAAATGTTAACGCCAACAAAATCATAGTATAGCAACAGCCCCGGTGAGCCTGACGGTTCCTCGGGGCTGTTTTTGTTTGGCGTGTTTCGACGCTTTACGACGTATATCGACGTAATTGGTAAATTTTAAGTATTTTTCGGTTAGAGTTGACGCATAGAAAGGATGTGTCAACTATGATCGTTTCCGAATTGTCCACTCAGGTCAATGATTTGCTGCGCCCGATGGGCATTACACGTAATCTGAGCGCCTACAGTATCCTGTGCCAGTGTCTTGAGCTGGTCTGTGAGCAGGAAGACCGCCTGCAGGCCGTGGAGAAAGATATCTATACCCCTATCGCCGACCGCAGAAGATGTGAGCCAAAAGCGATTCAAAGCGCTGTCCGCCGGGCAGCTAAAGGTGCATGGCTCACAAACCCGGAGTATGTGCAGCAGCTGGCAGGCTATCCGCTGACCGGTGCGCCCAGCGCGGTACAGTTCATTGAGATGTTGTATAATGCGCTGGTGAGAGCAGCCTGAAAACTTAATAGTGTTACCAAAAGTGTTACCACGATAAGAAAAAACACGCTGGTTCTGTACGAACCAACGCGCTTTTCTTTGTATGCGGGTAGTGGGGGTCGAACCCACACGCCTTGCGGCACAGGAACCTAAATCCTGCGCGTCTGCCAATTCCACCATACCCGCGTATTCTTCTATTCTGCAGCTGCGGCCAAACCGCCTTAATATAGTATCAGTTCCGGCGGAAAAAGTCAATCACTGCATTGATATTTCCGCCCTTCACAGCGCATACTATCGCCAGACGATCGTATCATTTTCCATGGCGGAAAGGGGCTTTTTGCCGATGCGCAGATCAAAACTACGCCGCGCTGGCAGCATTGCGGCAGCTTATCTTCTGGTG